GCCTTGGCCATAGCCCGGCAATGAGGACACACCGCGCTTTGGCGTTTTGCCCATGAAGCGATTGAAGGGGCTTCCACCGTCTTGCATCTGGACTGCGCCGCCAGCCTTAGCGCCAAACAAAGTGTTGAGCATTTTCCTGGACATCATCGGCCTCCGTTTGCGCGGGATGATAACCAGTAGGGCTTGCAAAGTCTATCTGGACTCATTATCATCGCGCTGTCGGTGTGGCAACCGGCAGTGCTGAGTACAACCCCAGAGCATTTAGGTGGGGCTTGTGTGGTCACAATGTCTTACTCAGCAGACTGCGTGATTGCCCAACGCCAAAGGGCCTTGCCCCTCCTAAGTCTTCTGGGGTTTTTCTTTGGTGCCGACCGTGCTGTCCGCGTAAGCAATGAGCCTCCCGGCTGCTGACAAGAACAGGGTACTGGTAAGGCACGATGTTTGTGGCCCGGTGCAAATCCGCAAGAATCCAGCGGCTGGCAGAACCTCCAAGCCGAGGGGTCAGGCAACTGACATGGAGGTGGCGTTTATCGCCCGAGGAATCCCTGCTCACTATCCCTGTGGGGGTAGGGGGGCAGTTTCGAGGAATTATCCTTAAGGCTTCATTAAGACGCATATGGATTGGTCCTCGTAATGCCTGCGTCCACGTAGTCATCGGGATCGTAATCATCCGGTGGCAGTGGGTCGATGTTGAGCCAGCCAGCATCCCTGAGGTATCTGAGTGCCTGGCTGAACGCGTCGCAGAAGTCATCGTGGTCTGTGTTCGGAAAGCTACAGATCTGCGTGACCATCGCCTCAGCCCAGTCTCGGACGTAGCCAGCCCTGTTGCTGGACTCGGGCACGTACACCCTTCCAGCCTTCACGATGTTGGCCACGATGCTCAAGCGCTGGATCTTGTCAGCCCTGCCAGGGTTGTAGGCGCGGACCGGAACGTGAGCGCGTTGCAAGTCTTGGATGAGCACAATGCCAGCAGCTTTGTCTTCGACCAGTACCAGGTCAACCTTCTTGGCCGTCTTGCCCTCACCAAACACAATCTCGAACTCGTCAATGACCTTGGGCTTCAGGTCTGGGTACTGCAGCCGGTCTTGCCAAGCATCGATGATCAGTACACACATGCCGCCATCAGTGGGCTTGAAGACACCGAAGGTGATGCTTGCAGTGGGATCGTTGACGGTCTTCTCAGTGAAGGCGCAATCGTAGGACTGGATCACATACTCAAGCTTGGGCAGTTCTTTGCCTGCAGGCCAAAGCTTGAACCAGTCGCGCTGCACGATACCGCCCTCCTCGGGGTCGATGATCTCGGCGTAGATCTCCTGGCGGCCAAGCTTGGTGCCCTCGTACTGCAGGATCTGGCGCTTGAAGTTCTCACTGAGGTTATCCAGGTTTGAGTAAGTGCTAGCAGTGGTGAGCACCACATCATCACCTTCACGGCTGATCAGGTCGATGATCAGGTCCTTGGGCTTGGGTGTCGTCGTGCAGATCAGCCTGGTCTTCATGTCATGCAACTTTAGTCGCATACCAAACTGGATCTGATCCCAGGCTTCCTGAATGTATTCCCATGCTGCCAACTCATCGAGCCAGCCACCGTGGAACTGTGGACCGCGGAAGCGCTCAGGCTCCGAGGCTGGAATGCCTTTGATCAGTGAGCCATTGGTAAGCTTGATCTCATGCAAGGCCTTGTTGTAATCAGCGATCAGGGCTGCAGGAATCACGCTCAGAAGGCCTGAATCACCCTCGAAGCATGTACTCCTCACATCACTGCTTGTTGGGGCCGCTACGAGCCATCTGGTGGCTTTGTAGGACCATGCCCACCAGCCGATCTGCTCGGCTGCTGTCCTGGTCTTGCCAGCACCGCGGCCTGCAAGCATCAGCCATATGGACCACCAGTCACCATGCGGCAGGATCTGGTGCTTGAGTGCTCGAGTGAGCCACATCATGCGCCAGGCCCAAGCAGCAGCAGCCTGTGGCTCTAGCCTGGTGTACTGCTCGCGGATCGCTGGATCTTTGAGCAGGGCTTCAAGGTCACTTGTCCCCAAGCTGCCTCTTGGTCTCTAAGTTCTTGAGCATGGCATCGAAGATGCTGACGTCAGCCTGCACAGCCACAGGATTGTCAGCATCACCAGCATGAGTCAAACGCTCGCCGTACTTCTTGGGATTCCACTTGGCTAACAGCTTGAGTCGCGTCTCGATCTGCAGCTTGCGGTGGCCAAGCATGTCCTCCCTGGTAACCGTGATGCCGTCTTCAGACTCAACGTGCTTGGTCCCAAACTTTGGCGTGTCGGCTAGCTCAAGACATTCTTCTGCCATCTTGTCATAGCCAATCTCCCGTGCGCGTGCGATGGCTGCAGAAAGACCGACTCCGCGCCCCAAAGCAACCTCCTTGTCATCCCTGTACATCCAGTCATAAATGGTTCGCCAATCAGGCATACCTTCATCTCGGCATATTTGCCTTAATGGCTCAGCGTTGCTTAAGCGCTCCACAATCTCTTTGGCGATCTCAGGGGTGTATTTGCTGGGGCGGCCAGTTTTCTTTGGCGCGGTTTGTTTTGCGGCCTGGGCCTTTGGTTTCGAGGTCTTGCTCATCACATCTTCCAGTGACATTGATGCGCGGATTATGAGGCTAATCCGAAATTAATTCACTAAGGGTTTTTTTGATGATGGGGTCAAGCAATAAGTAGGTGCTGGCTCTTACGCTGCCCGGCGATTCTTCGAGCCTTGCTATCGTGGGGCGCGATAGGCCTACCATCTTTGCGAACTCGTCCTGGCTCATGTTAAGCGCGGCGCGAGTGGCTCGTAACATTGCTGGGATTTTGTCAAGCGTAATCATAAGTGATTCATTTTACTACGCTTTGTACAAAAAAAGAACCCCCAATTGCTGGGGGTCAACATCTGCGGGGAAGTGCAGAGGATTTCAGGAGAACACATCAACATGGACTGCAATCATCAGTCTAAGCTCTCTTCCTCCTCTTGGCAATCTTCTTCGCGCTCTTCACGCTCCATGTCGTATTCGTAAAGCTGCCGGTCAAGCCATGCGTCGTAATCCATTTGTTTACTCCCCGAGGAATTTGTTGAGGGCATCACGCAACTCAATGACTTTGTCGCGGCTCATGGGTGCTGATACATACGCACCGATCTTCCATACTGACAGCCACAGGCCATCTTCATGCTCGCTCAACGAAAGACGGTCATAGTTCTCAAGTTCGATGCGGGTTTCAAATTCTTGTTTGCTCATGGTGTTTGCTCCAGGTGGTGGGGCCGTAGCCCCGGTTTGATTAGATTGCTGCGAACTTTGATGCGGGGGTGAACTTGCCATCGACATAAATGCGGCTTGGGTACTGGTTGAACAGCGTGCCCTTCGATGAGCAGTTGATGATTTGCTGTTGGTCGATACGGACACCGCGGCCATTCTTGGTGCCGGTAATCACGAAGTTGGCTGAGCCTGCGTACACAACATTGGGATCGGTCAACTCGCCAACCTTTGCATCAACTTTGTTAAGAACCTCGGTGGCCCACTGGTCTGCCAATGCTGCTGCAAACTTTGCAAGACGCTGCTCGCAAAGCATGAAAGGCTCGTCCCTACGAGTGCCTGTCCCTGTTCTTACAACGCAAAATTGCACGGTATTGCGCCACACGCTAGCGCTGCGAGAGTTGTACACACCGCTGACTGTGGGACCGAATCTTTCAACGAGGTTGTTGAAGGTGCTGGTGACGCTACGGGTGATTTGTGCGGTGAACTCTTTGACCAATTCAGCTTTGAGGTTTGCGTTCATGTTGTTTGCTCCTGGTGTTTGCTATAAAAGTTAAATGTTGTTTGCTACTGAGACTCCATCGTACATACTTTTAATCCACTTGTGTAGACACTTTCCATCCATCCGACAAGTGGTCGTGATACGCAACTAAACGGCGTGTCACATGAAGCAGTTCAGCCTCATCCACTTGGTAGTGGCTTGTAAAAGCTTTGATGCCCATGCCGTGAATGCCCGTCTTGCCGCGGTGGTGCTCAGGGCACAGGGGTATCGCA